CATGCAGCTAACTTTCAAAAGCGCAACGAATTAACTAACGTGTCATGGCTTGCAGTGCCGAATGGTGATGACATAACAAACGAGCAAATAGATTTAATATTAACTAAATACGGAGCATGGTAATGAGTAATGAAATTAAAACGATAGTAAAGTGGTTTGAAGATGCAAAGCTGAATCCAACGATTGAGGATATAGCAACCCAGTACGGCTGCCACCTTGAGGAGTTTGCAGAGGGTTTACAGGTCACAGGCGATGATAGCGCACACGATGAAGTATCTTGTGTTGGTGATAACTACAAGCGCAATACAGGTAGTTACATGGAAGATTTAGAACTTATGAGTCATTGCGATGAATCAAGAGTTGATTTGCTTGATGCTTTTTGCGATCAAATAGTAACAGCTGTTGGCACTGCACAATATATGGGCTTTGACATTATCGGCGCACTAAATGAGGTTATCGCATCTAATGACTCAAAGCGCATGCCTGATGGTAGCTTTCCACTTGATGAAAACGGCAAAATAACAAAACAAAGTCCGAATTTCTTTAATCCTGATTTAAGTAAATTTATCTAACTGCATAGCCTATTCCAAAACGTTATAACGGAATAGGCTTAATTTTACTATACTAATGAAAATAACGAATGGGGAATATTAGTGAAAGACGAATACGAGCGCTTGCAGTTGATAGAGTCACTGGCAGAAAAGCTTTGTACGCCTATGTGCGACAATGAAACGAATATATTAAGGCGTAACACTTTAGAGTACACAATGCGCCGCAGGATTGAAGTGGCGAAGCGTGACGAGCTATACAGGCAGATTCGCATAGCTCAGAATAACCGTGATGAGCTATTAGAAATTAAACTATTTAGGCAGTTAAACAAATTGGAGTATGGCAATGGATGAATTAACACTAGAGCAGCAAGCCAAGCGCATTGGGTTGATTAAAAAGGCTCAGCGCAAGATAGACCGAAAAAAGTCGGCACAATTCACTGAGCGCCGCCGTGCGTTTGAATACAAGCAAGATTTAAAGAGGTTGGGCGCATGAATAAAGTAAAGCTAGCTGAGCAACTTAAAAAGCATGAGGGTTTGCGCTTAAAGCCCTATACCGATACGGTCGGAAAGCTAACGCTTGGAATTGGTCGCAACTTAGAAGATAAAGGCATTACAGAGCAAGAGGCGTTATTTATGCTTAATAACGATGTTGATTATTTTTACAGCAAACTATGCCAGAGCATTGGCTGGATGAAAAAGCTAGACGATGCCCGTCAAAATGTATTGGTTAATATGTCATTTAATCTCGGCATTGCTGGGCTTATGACATTTAAAAAAATGCTACTAGCTTGCGAGCATGGAAACTTCAAAATAGCCGCTACTGAAATGCTAAATAGCAAATGGGCTGAGCAGGTTGGATATAGAGCTAATGAGCTTGCAGAGCAAATGCGTACAGGTCAGATTAAGTGAAATCAATCAAAGAGCTTGAGCAAGAAGTTAGGCAGTTAAGATTTGCAGGCAGAAAAGCAAAGCGCAAGCATGAGAAGTGGAAGTTTATTAGCTTAATGCTATTTTTATTTATTCTCCTTTTGCTATTTGCAAAGGGTTTTAGTGTGGGGTGTTGATATGAATTGGTCTGATTTAGGTAAAAAGGTTGCGGACTTTGCTCCGCTATTGGGTAGCGCTTTAGGGCCAGTTGGTGCGGGCGTTGGTGCTTTAATATCATCAGAGTTTGGGACTGAAAATACGCCAGATGCTATCAATAGCTTTATAACTGGCAATCCTGAGGCGCAAGTAAAGCTAAAAGAAATTGAGCTTACGCATAAAACCAAGCTACAACAAATCAAACTTGAAACACTGCAAGCAGAGCTAGGTGATAAGGCTAATGCGAGACAGGCTCACAATCAAAGCAAGATGCCCGCTTATTTAAGTATTGGTCTAACTGTGTTGATAGCCTTGTTGGTTTTCTTGTTGTTTTACGTTGACGTACCAGTAGGAAGTCGTGAGGTTTTATTTATGCTGCTAGGTGTGGTGGTTAAAGAGTGGGGTAGCGCTATGCAGTTTTGGTTTGGCACAACTCGCAGTAGCGCAGATAAAACAAGGTTGATGATTAAGTAACAATACTAAGAAAGGCAAACAGCCCCAATTAAGGGGCTTTTGTTTTTATGCTCCGCTTACTGTTTGCTTAGTGACCCAAGAGCCACCAACTCTTTTTTGATGTATTAAGTCACCACCAACTAGAGCTACACGCCAGCTACCATCTGCTTCTGAGTCACCATAATAAGTATAGTTTGATCCATCGTCTGTCATCTCAATCTGAACGCCATCACTTTGAGCTGTTAGCTTTATAGCGCTTTGCTCTGCTTTTAAAACTGTTTTACCGCCATTTTCATTGCTGCCAACTGAATAGTTTAGTGTATTTGGATCCCAATATGAAAAAGCACTACCAGCTACGGCTCCACCAGGTGCATAGTGAACCAAGCCAGATAAACCAGTAGATATTAAAGCTTTAAACAGATTCCCAGCAGACTCATCAATAGTCATTACGCCTAAATCCAAAGCGTTTGAGTAACCTGTTTCACTTCTTTTTAGCCACTGCAAAGACTCTGTGTATAAGCGCTTTGTTCCAGTGCCATAACCGTTTCCTAAAAACTGCTTGTTATTTGATGTGTCCCATTGATCTGCAATGGTGTTACCAGTTAATAAGTTTCCGCTAAAATCACAGATAGCTGATCTGTTATAGTTAATGTTTGCATTGTTTGATGTATTATCTCCGCAATCATGGAATATGTTATCTTTGATCATTACACCAAAAACATCAGTTGATACATTGTCAGAAATATAAGGGAAATTCCTACAAATGTTGTTTGTGACAATTAACCACTTATCTACGTTTATACCAGTAGTTGGACCAAACGCACCAATTACACCAGTTCCACCGTCCTCAGCAATATTGTTATTTACAATCAAATCACCAGCGCCCCAACTAAACGTTACCATGCCCTCTGCATGACCATTAGCTGCTTGGCCGTTAGTGTTAGTTCTCTTAATGGTGTTGTTAATAAATCGACTGAAACCAGCGTCAGCTAGTGCTGCATCGTTTCTTGATAGGTGGAAACATGAGCCGCCTAAATCTTCAAAAGTATTATCATCACAAGTAACACCGTGACAAACAATGCAATCCATTTCCACATTCTTAAACAAACATTTTGTTATAGTACAACCAAGACCTAGAAGGTAAACCTCATTACCAAACGTCCATGATTTATTTAGCTGAGTTGATGCGTTACCATCAAATATTCCGTTATTAATTAAGACTTTTCTATTAACATCACTTACTAACTCACGCTTACCGCTCATTGTAGTAAAAGATTTGGCAATAGTAGTGCCGATTGGAAGTGTAGCCTTAGCAACAGGAAATGAAAACTCTGATGATATTGTTACTTGATTTCCAGATATGTCAGTAATAACGCGACCATCTTGGGATGTGTCAACAAAGTTGGCAGATGTAAATGCTGAAACTCTATCTCCAACGCGCCAGTTCGCAGGGACAGAAGAAACATTTAACACAGTGCCACCAGAGACGGTTAAAGCAGAAGATAGTGCTGTTGCTGTAGCTGAGCCGTCAGCGCGCTTAATTGTTGCTCCATTTAAATCTATATGTACGTTATCAGCTTTTATTATAGTCTCGTGAAATATCTCATACACGCGACCAGTTTGAAAGACTAATCTTACGCCTTTGTACGGCAATAATCTTACATATTCAAATGCTCGATTAATAACATCTGAGTCATATAAATCAATATCCTTCCTAAACTCTTCAACGTTAACACCATACCAGTCAATCGCATCCTGTACGGTTACAGGATTACCACTAGAAAGAAGGACGTTTTTAACTGCCAGTGATATGGCGCTTGCAGGGTGAGACCCGACTTGATCTCTATTTATTGTTGAATTGTGATCATTATATGTTACCTGCTGATAATCTGGCTGGCTTGGTACTGTACCAGCAGTAACAACCTTGCTAGGCGATCCAGAGCCAGTATAAATCCAACTATCTCCGTTTGAATCAATGCCAACATCATTAAACAGCTCATAAGTAAACCCGCTTGCAAAATCACCTACAACACGGAAGCCGCGAGATGCAGATGTATCGATAATAATTTGATTTACTGACTCTTCAATTTTGCTGTTGAAATAGTCGGCACCTACAACTGTCACAGGAGTTGATTGTTTTTGATATTCCAGAATGTAATCACCAGCTTCAACAAAAAAAGTAAATTGCCCATTTTCATTGGTCTTATTAGCCAAGCCGTCCTGCGCTATCTCAGAAGTACCGGCTAAGTCTCTAAATATTGGCGCAAAAGATCCGCCAATTTTTTTTACATAAACGGCCTCGCCACTCACGTAATTTTTATCATTGTTATTGACGTCTCTTAGGGCGCCAATTGATACTGTAAAAGATTGTAAAGCCATAATTAAAAGTCTCTCTGTCCGCGTATAGTTGCATTGTTATCACCAGTTATTATAACAGCATTTCCGTTGCTGCGTATTGCATAGCCTGATTTGCCAGCAGC